AATCAAATCTTTCACTATCCCACATTCCCCAAGCATTTACAAAGTGAATATTAATTGGGTCATACTTTGGATTGCAGACAACGTTAACCCTTATTTTATCAAAACTATTAAACCATACTTCATAATATTTGACACTATCATTTATTGTTAACCCTAATTCAGTTGCAATGGCAGTACTTCCTATATTCATTTGCACAAAGCCATTCTCTATTGTGGTTGTGCTTCCAGTTGCTGAAGCTATGACATTATTACTTTCATTATAGGTAGCACATTTTAAATTTAGGTTTGCATTTGTATAAAATGGAATATATAAATTTTCACCTAGTTTGGTATTTGCGTAAAGTGGTCTATTGGTTAACCATTTGTTTAATCTATCAGACAAACTAGCAACCCTTCGCTTTAATAAAGGGGCATTGTAATTGTATGCCGTTACGCTTCCGGATGCTAAATTGAAAGTTGTTATTCCGCTAACTTCCTCACCTACTCTAATATCGTATTGTACCGCCATTTCACCGCTTAAATTCGGCTCATAAACATAAGCAGTACCAACTGGCTCAAACCAATTAAAAGTAAAGCTATTACGCACCGTAGCGCCTGCGTTAAAATATGCTTTACCATTTGATGGTTCGGGAAATTGCCTAACTGATATTTTTCTATTGCCACCTACATATACTTCAAAGATATATTTCATATCAGTTGAACCGGATGCAGTACTTGTTGCAACGTGCCATAAATCATCTTGTGCAGTACTTCCGCTTGCTGGGTTTGTGTTAATTGTTATACTCATTTCTTTTTGGGTTGTCCTATTTGTATTACTATTGTTTGTGCCATTACTTCGCTTATATCTTCAATCATTGATTTCCTTACGCTTTCGGTTGCCTCATCAAAAAAGTTAGTCGTTTTAATACCGTACTTTTTTATCAGATAAATTAAAGTATTTGTTTTTAAATCAATTAAACTAATTTTTTTCTTTTCTAATCCTACTGCGTTTGTTGTACTTTTCTTTGTTGCTACACTTATCTTTGCCCTTCCACTTTGTATATAATCTTTTATTGATGCCCTTCCCTCGGCATTCATTCTATAATTTTTATATTTATAAGGACTTGTTGGCGCATTCTTATAATTCTTTACACCCTTAACCCCTTTATTAACAAAGTCATAATAGTCAGCCATGTAAATTCGCATGGTGCTATCATCCTTTGAAATCTGTGGGTCAATACCTTTTAGCATTTTACCACTTCCTACAACTTTGTTTTTCTCTATGCTTTTGCTAATTGCTTCTAAATAAATAGCAGCATATTTTTCAAAGAATGAAAGTGTAGCATCCTTTAAATCTATAACTTTATTGTCCTCTAAATTAAAGTCACCTTCTAGGTTTTTTCCTAATGCGATTTGCCTAGCTTGACTTTTTGAGATACTCATTATCCTTATCCTGTTTTAATTTTAAATAAAGCAAATCATTTAAAAAATTAATTACTTTTAAATTCCAAACCGATTCAATAGATATTCTTTCGAAGTCTGCGACCATCTTGGCATTGTAAAGCCATCCAAAATGTTTTGTGAAATCGTCAATATCTCCGTCGCTTTCTCCTTTGCTATCCCCTTCGCTGTCATTTCGTTTATCAAATAAGGCTGGATAACTTGCATTGATACATTGAATAGAGTGTAAAAAAAAACCGCTGCATGGTAAGCAGCTTCGAAATCCATTGATTCCATTTCCTTTGATAAATCTTCATGCTCTACTTCAACCCATTTAAGCCATTTAAATCTAACTGGTGTAACTATTGAAGCCATTACCTTATGTAAGTTCTGAATAATATCAGTGCTAAAGGTTGCAACTTCAACATAGGTTGACGCTTTTGCTTTTGCTATATCGTAATTGATTTTATAGAAGCGCTTTCCTACCCTTACTATTTTTTTAGGTTTGGTTTTTAATAAATCTCTTTCAAATAATTTAAACTCATTATGTACCCTTGCACAAAGTAAATTAAAGCGAATCATTGACATCGCTTCCACCTGTTCTGGTGTTTTCTTTGTTACTATCCCAACCATCTTAATCGACTTGTCTAGGTCAATATCGGTAGAAGTAGCCACATAGTACAACTCTTGAAATTGCTTAATTGTCATAATCTATTATATAAGTTTTTGAAAAATGTAATTAAATGTAATGATATTGACCGCTTCCCTTGTTTTCTATTCGGCATTTATTAGCTAAAGCTAAAGCATTAACACAGTCATCGTGGAATCCTGATGGTGCGGAATACCTTACCCCTGTTGATGTAAATAGATATTCAAATATTTCTAATTCATCTTTTATTGCTCCTTCAGGGAATCCGATCTCGCATTTATGGATTGATGATGCAAGGCTTTCCATTAACTGTTGTTTGCTGGTTGATGTGTATTTAAATCCTGTCATATCGTTGAAATGCTTTTGTAAGTCCTCTACAATTGCATCACCTACTCCAGTAGAATCAATAAAAATATGTTTATGCTTTCGTATCTGTCTAATTGTTTCTTTTGTTTGTAACCAATCCTTTTGAAAACGTTCATAGTAACTTACCTTACCATCGCTATCTAGTCCTATTATAACAGTCCAATCCACAGACTTAGCCAAATCAATACCAAAGTACATAGGTTCATTGTAACTTAAATTACAAGTACACTTTGCAATGTGTTCACTACCAAAGGGATTGGCTGCATTCTCCATAGGGTTAGCCATGTATTCCTGCTCAAATACAACTGATGGTAACTGTGCTTTTGCATCGTTAATCTCTGAAGTTAAAATATAAGGATTGTCATAAGTAGTAAACTTAAAACTTTCCCAATCTCTTTGCCCTCCCTTCATGTAAAGAGAATAAAAATAATTCTTACCTCTAGGAGTAGATAGGAATAATGCTCTGCCTTGATAATCGGTTAAGGTTGGCCTGATTGAATTTAGCCATCCATCTTCAAGGTTAGGTATAAAGCTGGCTTCATCTATAACTACTAAATGAAATTTTCTGCCTCTTAAGTTATCTAGTCTTTCACCTGTAAAGAATTCAACAGTTCCCGAATTGGGAAAATGAATAGTTAAATCGCTTTTGTTGTTTTCAAATGGTACGCATTGTATTAATTTCTCAAAGAATGTTTTTGCTAGTTTATAGGTAGGAGTGATGTAAGCTACATTCATTCCCTGAATTGCATTGCTAATAATTTCAACCTGACTTAATTCAGATTTACCAAACCTTCTGCCACACATTACAACCCTAAACCTTGCATTTGATTCAAGTATCTTAGTTTGGTTTTTATGCGCTTCTGGTAACTCTAAAATCATAGAATAGTTTTACCCTTAACAAATACTACTTCTATTTTAGAATCCTGAATAACTGCCGTTGTTTCTTTTGGCTTGCCGTATACCCTGCTTAGTAAAGTATCTACTGAATAAAGCGATCCTTTAGCCATTGACTTAATTAGCGCATTTGCCAAAGTCTTTTCTAATATTGTGCTTTCTTTATTATCCCAAACTTCTTTAAGTTCATCCACAGTCATTGCCATTAATACTTGGATGCAATCCATTACTTGTGCATTCTTATAACCGTGTGGCGCAAGTTCGGTAATGTACTTTCTAGGTCTGCCATTACGGTTACCTTTCCATGCTGCCCCTTTCTCGTATCTATTTAAAAATCCTCCATGTGGTTGTTTCTCTAAACTCATAAATTAACTATTTTTTCTCGTTCCATTAATAAGCTGCTGCAAGTATGGTTAGGTGCTTGAACCATCCTATAATTAATACCTAATCCCATTGCTATCGTTGATAAGGCTGAATATCCACCTGTAAACATCCTAGCATAATAAATCATTTCAGCAGCAGTTAAGAAATCACATTCAAAAAATTCTGCTTCTGTATTATTTAATAAATCAAATTCACCTTTATAACCTAAATAAAAAACCCTATCGCTTAACGTTAGTAAGTATTTAATTTCTTTGTTCCAATCAAAGTTCGGGTCTTTATAGTTGCTGCCTGTATTAATTACTGAATACGTGTAATCGATTATAGGCTTATTATCTTCAATCCTTAGCCATCCATCCCTCCAACTATTATCTACCAATCCTTGTGCCTTTAAATGCGCCTCAATCAGATTTGAATCATGCCCTGCATAACCCCTGAATTTATCTAAATCAACATCAATCGCTGGCAGATTATCGCTTATAATAACATCGGTAATATAATTCTGTAATTTAATTAATGGTGCTATGCTTTCAGCCCTTTGCAAATGGTATGGTGTAATATACAAAGTTCCTCCCCCCATCTTTCTTATGGTAGGTAGGCTAAATATAATATCACCAGTTGCCCCGCTATGCTTGAAGGTTGTCATACCATCTGTATATTAGATTTAAAAAATCAATAACGCAAATAGTGCAGTTAGTATTATAATGATAGTACGCATCATTTACCCTTCTATACTCATTTAATAATTCTTTTTGAATATCATGATTAAAGTTTACTATCTCGCCAGTCTTATGGTAGAAATCGTAAAAGTGCCTATGCTTATCAAATATTTCATTTACTGCTTTCTCAACTAATAATGCTTTTATAGGCATTGTATCGTTGTTGATTAATTTCTTTGAAGTTGTACCTTTTGGTCGCCCACGCATAAAGTTCGTTGCCTAAATTTTCCCTCAGGCTTGGGTTGTTAATGAGTAAATTAATATATTTAAACCAGTCTTTTTGACTATTAACCCATAACACAGGCGCATCTGCATCCATATTATAAGGAGCAACATTTGAACAGATAACAGGCAATCTCTTTGCTGCTGCTTCTAATATCTTTAAATTGCTTTTGCATCCGTGCCATTCGCTATCTTCTAAAGGTATCAAAACAATATCAGCATAATTATACATATCCATATACTGATTAGGACTTGTTGAATGTAGTTTAACGGATTGATGCCTACCAGCAAACATTGAAAACATTCTATCCCATATTGATTTTGTTAAAGGGTCGCTATCGTTATACCCACCCATTACCATTTGAATATTGCCTGTCAATCTTTTTAAAGGTTCTCTCAATATCTTTATATCGTTCTCATGACTTACCGAACCGCACCAAAATAACCTTACTTTGTCCGATGGTTCTTTAATATCGGTAAACTGATTAATACCATAGGGCAAAGCATTAGGCATTATTACCGCCTTGTCTGTAAACTCTTTTACTTTATTCAATAATGCTTGATTGGTAACCGTAACTAAGTCTGCTTCAGATATATTTGTTTCAATCCTTTTACCCATATCCTGATATGATTGGTAATTGATATGATTGTAAGGTAAATCCCAATGGTCATCTATATCCATAACTACTTGACATCCAAGTAACTCCTTTGTTTTGTTCCAATTTAAATCGTATTGGCATATCCTATTGTAAACTAAAATATCCCAATCATCGGTTTTATCTTCAGTTATAAAGTTGGTTACATAACCTTTAATGTCGTTCATAAAAGCAAGGGGCAATATTACTCTATGATATCCGCATCCTGATTCCTTATGTGTTAATCCGATTATGTTCATGGGTGCTTTTGTATCTACTTTTGTATCTACTTTATTTTAATCGATATAAATCCTGCTGCAAATATTACTGCTATTGTTTCAACTGTATGTACTGGTAATAATGTAAATAGTAAAGCACTCCAAACCGTTAAGCATTGAATACAGTCAAAAGGTCTTAATCGTTTTACTAAAGGTATTTTAAATATCCGCTTTAGTATGATATGCCCATTAAATACGTTAATGAAATAATAAGCAAATGTAAAGGCTGCTATGATAATAATATACATCTTAATTCTTTTTTAACTTTGTTGGTAATATTGCAAACGTGGTTAACTGGTATTCCGTAATACTCTGCTACCTTTCTATTGCTTCCAAGTTCTACGTATTTATTAAATATCCTTACTTCGTGGTCTGTGTTAATATCTATATTGTTTTTTGTGAGTGCTTTTGTTGCTTCGGCTGCTAAACTCTCAGGGATAACCGGCAAATCTAACTGGCTATTAAAATACTCAACTGCCTTTAATAAATCACTTTTTTTATATTTATAATAAAACTCACTTGTCTTAGAGGTTGCCATAAACCAACATATCTTAATAGCATATCGTAATAAGTTATTAGAGGCGAATAAAGCTGCTATCTTATCACAAGGCTGAAGTAGTAAGCTAACTGCTATTTCTTGTCTTAAATCGTCTTGTATTGATTCAGGCTTTGTTTTGCCTATCGCTTTTATAAGGTCAGGATGGTTATATATCTCCAGTACTATATCATTACACTTGTTCATTATAAATTTAATTGAATACTAAAACTAGTTCCTCTATGTTTAGCTTCTTTAATCATATTAGGATACATTTTTATTAATTTTTTTATCGCTTCTTTTTCCTTTTCTATTCTATTACTATCTCTGCAACCTCCTCTTAATTGAGTATGTTCGTGTTGCATAAATAATATGTTTGACCTTACTGTTATTTTTCTTTCTGCAAAGTGTCTTAATGTTAATTCATAATCTTCCTTTACTTCGAAAGACTCATCAAAATAGTAACTACCATCATTGATAATTCCCATACAACTTCCAAGACATACTCCGTTAAATAAAAAAGGATTATAAGAATAGTTTGTTAAATTATTTCCTACTGTAAAAAATCCTAAAATTTTTGAGTTAATTTGCTCTGCAACTTCAAATAGTTTTTGTATTTCTTTAATATAAGTATTTTCTTCTTTTACTCTTATAACTTTATATTTTTCATTTGTTCTTTCTACATAACCACCATATTCAAAATCATCATCTAAAAAAAATATATTACAATTATTGTTTTTTAATATCCAATTTCTTGTTGCTGTTATTCCTTTTATGTCAATAGGTATTCCAACTACTTTATTATAATAAATAGAGTATTGCTTTACTTCATTAATAGGTACATATATAACTGCACTTTTAAAAATATCTTGCGAAGATATAATACCAGCTCTTCCTTTACTTGGTATCGCTATTTGAAATTTCATTTAATACTCTTTCTTTAAACGTTTTTAAATCAAAAACCCTTTCAATTCCTCTGCCAACTTTATCGCTTGAACTATTTGTTTTGCAACCCCCTTGCCTAACTAATCCACATTTAAATATATTTTGCAATTCATTCCATTCATCACTATCTTCATCTGCCATTATTAAAATATATTCTTTTTTTGGTATAACTTGCAATGATTTTGGTATTTCAATAGATTCCCCATCTTCAAGATTATCAATCTTATCAAATAAAGGTAAATCCATCCCCCAATCTTCAAGCTGCTCCATATCCCATTCGTTTGCAATGTCATCCCAAGACCATTCGCCATATCCTAAATTATCTTTAATTGTATATGCTTTTAATTTTTCTACTGATGTATCTTGTGGCAGTATTTTAACAGGTATTTCTTTTATTCCTAATTCTTTACAAGCACCTAATCTCATATTACCTGCAATAACTATTAACTCATTATTTAAATCATAAGCAATAACTTCCCTTAAGTGTAACATTTCAGGGTCATCCTTAATTGACTTAACTAGCTTTTTAAACTTGTCATCCTTCAATAATCTTGGATTTTTAGGTAACCCTTCTATTTGTCCAGTATTATTTTTTAACTTATTAATACTAATTATTTGACTTATCATTAATCAATTTTTTAATATAAAATACTGAATCAAGTAATTCCTCGTATAAATGATTTAGCAATTCTTCTTTATTTAAATTAGCATCATCTAATGTAGTTCCGTAGGTCTTAATTCCTTTGTCGATGCGCTTTTGTAAGTCTGCATTAATCTCGTCTAATAATGGCATTATGTTTATCTTTTAAAAATTGCATATACTGTTCCTTATCTCCAAAAAAAATATGACATTGCCTGCACAATGCCATAAGGTTATTAATTAAATCTTTCTCTTTGCTTCCACCCATACCTCTTGCTTCTATATGGTGGATGTCAACTGCACGATTATCACATACCTCACAGGCAACATAATCATCTTGCCCATAACCAAAATACTTTAAATATATTTTAGTGTGGTTTTTCATTAAAAAGGTAAATCATCTTTTGAATTAATACTTATTGCTTTTGTATCCCCCTTTGCCTTTGGGTCGTAATCATTTAAAGTAATCTTTACGTTCTTTCCATACTGGTCAGGTTCAGCAAATATGCTGATATTCAATTTAATATACTTCTTGCCATTGTATTCGTATGAATGCTCAAGTGCATCCGTAATACATAGGCTTGAACTTAAGAAAGTATCGTTAATTTTTTTACCGCTTCCCAATCTAATTTGTTGTTTTTTTTCTTCGTTCATTGTTATTGGTTTAAATATTCGTTTATTAATTTAATTGTATGTCCAAATCCTTGTCCAAATTCTGCTTTATATCCTTTACCTCTTAGCTTTAGCATCATTGTTTCCTGTTCTTCGTGATGTGCGTTCTTTCGCATTGAGCCATCTTTTTTAAATACTACGTTATTAATTGTTTTTAGTTCAATAAAGAATCCTGCAAAATTCCCTTTCGGTTCTGCTATAAATAAATCAGGGTAAGCATTGGAATACTGGAGTGCTTTGTGGCGCTTAGCCATCCCTATCGACATTCTCATTCCCGAACTGAAGTCAGTTCTAAATATAACGTAAGGGTAGATTTTACGTATGTAGTCGCAAACTAACCTGTGTAAGTCTTTCTCTAACATTTCATAAAATTAAAATAAAGTTATTAACAAATAAAATAAAGTTATCAAAAGCAATTTAATTATCATCCTCTCTACTGGTTAATTTTTAAACTGCTTTTGATGTCATAGTTTCCCCCTCCTTTTTTGTTTAAGTTTATAATTTTGATACAACACTATTTTATAATTTATGTCACAAATTTTTATAAAACCGTGACAGATTATAACGGTTTGCGTTGAATAATAATACTATTCGACGCATATTTGCATTAATTATAATTTTTTAATTTCTTGTTCAACTTCTGCCCAATATGTAAATGTTGAATAAATATCTGTATTAAATGGATTGCTATGTGGGTTTGCTAATATTATATTATCTACTGCTATTAATGCGCATTGTTTAGCGTTTTTTTGACAAGTTCCATTTTCGTTTGGTAAGGCATAAACCCACATTTTTTCAACTAATTCTACTGCTTTTTCTTTTGGTGTCATAATTTATATGTTTTTAATTGTAATTTATTAATCTGCTCCTATTTATATTCATTTGCATCTAGTTTTAATGTGTCTTAAATGTCGCATAAAGCCATCATTAGTGCCTTATATGAAACATTATGCATGATATATTTAGCAAAATTCATGCAATATGTAAAGCAATAACTTGTCTTTTTGTAAAATGTTACAATATGCGCAGTATAACTACTGAATTTGGCACAATTTTACTTCTAAGATTGTCAATTTATATGCGGCCAAATCTCAATTAAATGTTATTATTTGGCAAAGTATAATGTTGACTGGATCACTATAAAATAATTGTTATGTCGACAATGTACCGAATTATAGTTATTAATTTATCGCTCATTAAAACCTTGTTTATCAATCATAGTTTATTTGTCAGTTTAAAGCTGACTATATTACTATAAATCATTAGCATATAAGCTAGTTATAAGCAAGTTGTGGTGGATTGGATTCGAACCAATGCAAGTCCCAACCTTTACAGGTCATTCCTACCACAGGTCAATTAAGGGAAACGCACCACAACCATACTTATACACAAGTACTGTTACTCGCACATATCAAAGTCAATCCTATTGTCGTTCATTAATTCTCTTAATTTATCCCTGACCTCATCCAGTTCTTTATCTTTGTATTTAATTTCGCTTCTTAACCATAGGTCAAAATCCCACAAGGTGCTATACATTTTTAATGCTTTTGTATGCAGTTCAAACTCCTGATTATCTTCAGGTAGATTAAATTCTAATATTGCTTTCATAAGTTTTTAAATTATCATTTCTTTAAATTCCATCCTTTCGCCAATAAACTGAAAAGGAATATTTTTTAAATTACCATGCCTATTTTTTGCTAACTTAACAATACATTTGCCTTCGCTGCCATAAGTCATTCCATCAACTTCTATTTCTTTTATTCCGTATGTTTCAGGTCGCATTAAAAAGATAACTGAATCTGCATCCTGCTCTATGCCTCCGCTTTCCCTTAGGTCGGACAATTGAGGCATCTTGTCATTTCTACTTTCAACCGCTCTGCTTAATTGAGAAAGTGCCATAACTGGTATATTTAACTCCTTTGCTATTATTTTACATCCTCTGCTTATTTCTGCAATCTCGCTTTCCCTATTTCCTTTCCTATCTACTCCACTCATAAGTTGAAGGTAATCAATACAAAGAAATTCAATGTTATATTTTCTTTTTAATATAGCTGCTTTGCTTCTTAAATCTCTGATGTTTAAACTTGGTGTGTCATCAATGTATAACTTAGATTTTTGTAATCTTTCCTCACTAGCCATTAGCATAAATTTTTGTGCTTCTGTAAGATTATTAGTCCGTAGATAATGGTGCGCTATACCACTATCCAAACTTATTAATCGGTTAACTAACTGCTCCCCTGACATTTCTAAACTAAATATTCCTACTGGCTTATCTTGTCTTAAAACGTTTAGTATTGCATTAAGCATAAAAGCAGTTTTTCCCTGTGCTGGTCTTGCTGCTAGTATAATTAAATCAGGATTAACCCATCCACTAATATATTTATTTAAACTCTCCCAGCCTGTATCAATTCCTATTTGTCCATTTTCTAAAACTGCATCCCTTTCTTTAGCTAAAGACATGATGTAATGAGCCATGCCTTTCTCACTATTTTTATAAATGCTTTCCTGTGCGTTTAGTATTTTATTAGAAGCATTATTAAGATGGTTTTCTATTTCTCCCTGATAAGAATCATTTACAAGTTCTTGACCTATTACAATACCTTTTCTTTGCAGGTAATTTTGTTGCAAAATTAATATCCAGTCATTCATTGAACTGCTGCCAGTTACATTATTTGTTAGTTTAACAACTTCAAATGGTCCGCCGACTGCTTCCATTTGCTCTTTGGTGGTTAAATACTGGCATACAGTTACTATATCAATTGCACCCATTTTATCATATAAACCCTGAATTGCTTTAAATATTAATTGGTTTTTAGTTTGGTAGAAAAATTCGCTTGTAATTTTAGCTATGTAGGTATGTACTGAATTTTGTTCGATTAATAATACCCCTAGTATCCTATCTTCAACCTCTTTGTTGTTTGGTGGTGCTTTTGTTGTCTTAGCCA